CTATAAAGCGCCTAAAGAATCGAGTGTACATTTATAATCAGTATACAACTGTTCCTTGGAAATTACGATGTCAACCCCACCATTCGTTATATTATAGTGAATGTCAATAACTTCTGAAATATGAGCAATGCCGTTGACATTATACACTACTTTCTCTCCAATACGTGGCAATTCTTCTAATACAAAATCTTCTTGTTGTTTGAATACTCTATAAATTCCCTCTTCGTTATCATAGCGAAGGATACAATAATCTTTCATAATCTCGTATATTTTAGTTATACAATCAATTTACTAGACTCCTTATTTATTTTGTATATGCTTAACTTTAAATTCTTTCATGGACTTTTCTATCTTTTGAAAAAGGTCTGTCGTTTTTGTTGAGTATGTAGATAAAGACCCTCTAGGATCATCTGCAAATCTGAATAATTCATCTGCATCCGCATATATTGATACTAACTCATTATAAGCATCCTTGCAATTTGAAGGATAATCATTTAGTAGTGGCATTATAGTCTCGATTGAATCTCTCTTTTGTTTTAACCTTTTATACGTATCTGTTGTGATTATGAACTCATTAAGCTTTGCTAAGGCTTCATTGAAATCGGTGCAATACTCCCCATTGTATTCATGATCATAAATTACTTTTCTCCAAGTATCACAATAGGTAAGAACTATAGCTTCACTTAAATTAGCTTCTTTCTCAATCATGGAAGCAGCATTAGAGAGTTTTTCTTTATACTTCTTTTCTGAATTACATGAAACCAAAACTATGGTTAGTATTGCAGTTAAATAAAAAAACTTTTTCATCATATTGTTTTTTGTGTTATATAATCAATTAATTGGGCTCCTAAATTCTTTTATTTTTGCTTCTTATAGGTTCCAGCTTCACTTCCGGTTTCGACTTTAAGAGTCGTGCCTGATATCTTACAATCTAAATAATATGGAGTCTTTTCGTCTGGATATACATCATAAATATAGATTCTACCTTCCTCGATTTTATAATCGAACATTTGAAAGGAAATTGGAGTAGCATTGCTGTAAATTCCAAAAGAGCCAGTACCATCCTCATCGAAACTTAATAATTTGTGAGTACCTTCGATTCCTGTCGACCAATAACCTATAATGTTATTGCTGTTAAGTTCAGTCCAATCTTCTTCATCTTTGCTGCAGCTAGTTAAGATGAGAATAGCAAAAAGTGTGAATAAAATGTTTTTCATAATACTAAAGTTTTATAAGTTGTTTTGTTTTAGTTTATTGAGGCGTTCTTGTCATTCTATAATATCCTTTTCATATATTATAAGGAACTACATACTATTTATTCATTAATACATTAATCAATCGTTCCTTCTCTGCAAGATGCTTATCCTTCTCTTCAAGACGTTTGTCCTTCTCATTAATAATGTTCTTTAGATATTGAATTTCACGCATTGCTGCTTCTAATTCATCTTGGCATTTAGATACTTCAAGTTTATTATTCTCACCTGAAACGACAGAGTTACCACTTCCATTGATAACAGCTGAATTATCCTTTAATAGGTACTTGTCATCATTAAGCATTTTACCCTCACCCGTAAGGAGCCATTGATCGCAGAATAAAGATCCAAAAACTTTATTGAATTCTTTGATGAAACTTTCGGTTAAATATTTTTCATTTCCATTAAGTGCTAAAGAAACAGTACTTTTCGTATAGCCTGTTTTATCAACAATATCCTGCTGTTTGGTTATAATACCTTGACCTTTTAAATATCTGACTGCAGCTTGTATTGATGCTAATCTTTTTTTTATATCCATTTTGTATTTCAAATCAAAACATTGTTTTTATATTTGCGCCATAATCATTAAAACATTAAAATCATGGACGAAAAAGAAATCATTCAAATACGCAAGGAAATGGTGCTTGCGTATATTAGAGGATTATCAAGCCAAGAAAACGTCGAAATTTTATCATTCAATTATTTACTGCATTACATCCTCACTGGTGAGGAAAAATGGAATAATGATGATGAATGATATTTCTGCTATTTTTTAGTTGGCAATTTTATTGGAACAGTGAAATGGACTGTGGTCTGTTCGCTGTTCCTATGCGTGTTAACATCATCTGAGCTTATACCAATCCCAATATTGGAAAGAATAACTTGAAGTGCTCTTTTAGTTGCCTTTTCATTACCTATATCCATGCCAAGCACTACATTAAATTCTACATTCTGAATAGTGTAATCTTTTGAAGCGACGCTATCATATACTCTTCCTGGACTTATCTGCACATCTTGAGCATTACATCTTTCTTGAGCTGATTTTACTCCTTCCACTATATCAACCAATGTATTTTCAATAAATTCTTTTAGCTCCATATTCTTAATTAATATTAAAATAAAAACTTTGTATTGCTATTTGTTTTTATTTCAAAACATTGTTTTTATATTTGCCACGTAATCATTAAAACATTAAAGTTATGACAACGCTTTTATTGACCTCAATTATCCTTGTATTCCTTCTTATAATATTAGGAATTACATTTCGGAGACCTATTATTCGTCTAATTCACAATCACCAGGATACTAAACTACGTAAATGGTGTGTGCAACAAGCAACTATTAGTAAAACCTTTGATTCTTACGATCACTATACTGAAACCTATTACGCTTCACCTAACGCAGTAGCAGCTTCAGCCGAGAGGATCTATCTATTCATCAAAGAGTATATTACTTACTTATCAGATGAAGAGAAAGAAGCCATCTTTCCGGAGAAGTACAAGAAAAAGGATGATTCTTAACCTCGTCCTGTCTTACGTGTAGACGGTTTTGTTTCAGATGGCAATTTAAGAAGCTTACGACTTAGTTCTTCATAAGAGTCTTTGACGTAAATACAATCATCTTTGCCGAATCGGATAATAGTGTAATCTTCATCTTTATATAAAGATTGGATAAAATCAATGTTGATAACCTTTTCAATATCATAGGCATCAATCACCTTGATGAAATTTTTCATAACAGTTTCATTTAGTAAAGAAACGGAAGCCCTGCATCCGGCCTGAGAAACTTGATTCAGAGCTCCGTGTCTTTCGATTAAACATTTTAAAACGTAATCTTTAAAACATTACAAATATGAGCAAAAAAAATGGTTCGGACAATAATATTGTCCCAAATCTCAAAAAATTACCCCTAGCAGAGTATTTTGCAGCCTTACCAAAGGCAGAACGTCGTCCAGTTATCATATCAGCTCCTAAAGAAGATGTTATTACAGCTATTGTAGAAGCGACACAACGTAATCGTCATACAGTTCGTTGCTGGATGTATGGATATACCCAACCTAACAGTATGGTTGAAAAAAAGATTGTGGCTGAGATCTTACAATCAGATGTCGCAACCTTATTTCCTGAAAGAAAGGAGGAATGATTATGACTGGAATGGAATTTTATTTCACTCCTAAAGGTGAAGTTATGATTACCGATGAATGTGGTACGCGTCAATTGGAACAGTCAAATCGGGAGTTTATTTCCGAAATCATAACTCGAATGGGAATATTTTGGCCAGAAGCACTGGAGAAAGCATCATTGGAATATACAGACCGACGATATAATATCCCTTGGTTTGAATTTTCAATAGTACGTCGTTTTCTTAAATGTAATTTTGGTGAGTTCGATTCAACAATGGATATTGATCAGATGGGAAACTTTCACTTTGAGGAGGTCAAATGTCCGTTAAAGGGTGAATGTAAATATGAAGGAATAATCTGTAAACCAAAATTTAATAGTACACTGTCGGAACGTGAGTTAAGCGTTATGCGATCATTTTATGAAGGGATGGAAGAAAATGCAATAGCAGATAAGTATTGCATTTCATTGGAAACTGTACGTACACATAAACGGAATGCCTTTAGGCGTATAGATGTTCATTCCTTGGCAGAGTTCTTTCAGTATGCTAGGAAAAACAATCTATTTCAATAACAAGTAAACTCTAAAATCAATATTAATCAGGCAGCATAGCATAGAGATGCAGGTGTGTTTCAGTAATAAATCAGCTCAACACCATTCAAAAGTTAAACAAAGAAACAGCCTAATTAGAGATTATGGAAAATTGCTTCGAAATGATGGTCGCCCGATGTATTAAAATTGGGACTGTTCAAACGCTAACGATGCTGGGACTACTTCCCGAAGTGGTAACAATATCCCAAGCGGAAGATATATACGGAAAACGCCTTATCACTGAATGGCGCGAAAAAGCCTGGATCAAATTTTATCCGGCAAATAATAAGGAACGAGGGAAATATTATGTGAAGCGTTCAGAACTGGAAACAGCCAGCGCAATGATGGACCTGCATAATAAAGTACCGGACAATATTATCAAACAACTAATGCAACTAGCCGTATGACCTACATACCGAAATCATCAGAGATGCTAAAGGCTCTACAGGAAAGCATTGGTAAGCAGCTTGATGCAAGAGAAGAACAGAAAAGGATATGTAGCTCTGAACCAACTCCTACAGAGGTGGCACCTTGTAAGATGGATATAACTAAACAACCTACTGCGGAGGATCTTCTATTAATGGAAGAATACAGCCGTGGAGTATATCAAGGAGACTAATAAATAACTAATATTTAAACAATTATGAGTAACATTATTGAAATTAAAGTGGAGGAGCTTAATGCACTTCCAGCAACGAAAATTGTCGAAAATGAAAATGTACAGACGAAATTTATTCAGATGTACAACGCTATTTGGGGTACTCAGATGGGCGAACAAATATATCACAAGGAAGTATTCAATTTTCAGAAGGTTCTACGTGAAAACCCGTCCTTGGCGGAGTGTACTAAGATGTCCTTGTTTGGTTGCTTCCTAGATATGGCTGTAAATGGACTATCACTTGATAATACATCACATCCTCATTGTTATCTCATTCCACGAAAGGTAAAAACAGGCCAAAAAGATGAACGAGGATATGATAGATATGAAAAAAGAGCTAGTGTTTCTGTTACTGGTTATGGGGAACTGACTATGCGTATGCGTGCCGGACAAATAAGATATGCGGATAACCCGGTTATTGTTTACGAAGGAGATATATTCTCTATCAGTCTCGATAATGGTGTGAAGAAGATTACTTATTCAGCCGCTATACCTCGTAAATCTTCTAATGTAATAGGGGCGTTCATTCGCATAGTGCGTTGTGACGGATCTGAAGACTATCAATGGTTACTTGAAGGCGATATCCAGCGCCTGGCTAAGTTTTCAGCCAAAAACAACTCATACTACAAAGATGGACAACGAGTAGAAGGCAAAGCTAATGAGCTGTACTATTCGAATGGTGGCGGCATTGATCCCGGCTTTTTAGAAAATAAGATGATTAAGCACGCTTTTGATGCTTATCCTAAGGTCCGTACCGGAAAGTATACTATGATGGCTACAGAGCAGGAAGATGAAGAAGTTATCGACTATGGCATTGTAGATGAAGAAAAGGTGAATGAACCTGCTCAAACGGTAGATGACCCTAAGACTCCTTTCGGAGAAGAAAAGCAATTAGACGCTCCGGAACCAGTACAAGTAACAGTGTCTGAAGATGATGCAAACGGAGGATTCTAAGTATTTACTAACCAATTTAAGAAAACAATTATGGCAACAGAATTAATCAAAATAGATGAGGTAAAAAACATTCTTTCATCCTTTCCGGAGATCATCGGAAGGAATACTAACTCTGTCAAGAAATGCAATGAAGCTGGTCAAACTCTCCTTGATACAATCGAGGGAGAAGGTATGAATGAAGCAATAGACCAGGCTGCAGCTGACTACTTGAAAAAGGTTAGTGTAACTATTAAAAATATGGATGAACGTCGTAAACCTATCACACAGATTTTTGATAGAGTGCGTTCTTTCTTCACTTCACAGGAAAAAGAGATTGATCCTAAAGATTCTACCACAATTCCCGGAAAGCTTGTAGCAAAGCGCAATGAGTATGCTAAGTTCAAATATGAAGAAGAGCAGAAGAGAAAGAAAGAAGCAGAGCAAAGAGCTAGAATTGAGACAGAGAAAGCAAATTATCAACAGACAATAGAGAACAGCCTTCTTTCTTATTTCAACCAGTATCTTTCAAGTAAAATTTCTGAATTACAGGGCATCTTCTCTAATTTGACACATGAGAACTTCGATCGCGAAGTTATAGGAATCACAGTCTTTCAGACCGATTATCCCAAATCTCATTTTGATAAGTTTAGTGCGGATTCAGCGACTTACTATATCAGTCAAGAAACAAAAAAGGAGATTCGCCGAAATATCTTAGAAGGTAAATATGAACAATATGCTCAACAGTATAAGGCTAAGTTATTAAACGTTAAGCAAGATCTTACCGACCGTATTCCGTCTAAACGTAAAGAACTAGCAGAGTTGGAGCAGCTTCGTCTTGCTAATGCAGAGGCAGCCGCCAAAGCGGAAGAAGTACGCAAACAACGTGAAGCTGCAGAAACGGCTAAACAGATGGAAGAAATAAAAAAAGCGGAAGAAGCAGCTAAACAAGAAGCTGCAATGAAAGCGCAGCAAAGTTCAATCGGTAGTCTTTTTGCGGGTGCTGCCGCTTCTATTGCTCCTCCGCCGACAAATGCTAAGGTGAAAGAAAAAATTATTGTACTTCACCAACAGGGATACTTAGAGGTGTTCCAAATGTGGTGGATAAACGAAGGGCAAACCTTGCCTGTTGAGGAACTGGAGAAGATATTTAAAAAGATGATTACCTATTGCGAGAAACAAGCAAACAGTAAAGAGCAAAAACATATCGAATCACAATTCATCAGCTATGAGGCAGATGTAAAAGCTAAATAGTTATGTCAAATCCCGATTCATATTATTCGCGTACAGAAGTCAGTAACTCTGACCTGACAGAACTCAAAAACTATCTCTATCCCCGTGCTCAATACGGGGATAAAGAAAAAGCATTCAAGTTCGGTACTCTTGTAGATGCTCTTATCACAGAGAATGACCGTGTTCGGTATGACAAGCTGATGGTAGATGATTATGTGTACACGACAGAAGAATTTGAATTAGGACTTGAAATGCGTAAGGCTCTCCGGAAGGAAGCGGAGAAAGACCAGTTCTTAGCTGTTGTATTGGCACAGTCTGACACACAAAGGTTTATGGTTAATAGGCAGCAGGAGTTCTATTACGGGAACTTTGCTTATCACCTTGATACGCGGTGTAAGTGGGACTGGTGGCTATCTGCTTTCAACTTTGGAGGTGATTTAAAAACGACTTTTGCGGAATCCCAAGCGCAGTTCGATGAAGCTATTGATTTTTTCGATTGGGATCGTTCCCGTGCCTGGTATATGGATATTGCAGGAAGTGAACAGGATTTCATTTATGCAATCTCAAAAAAGAATTGCAAAATATTCAAGCATTTTATCACCGATCGTAGCCATCCTTCATATATCAGAGGAAAAGAGAAATACGAGGACCTTGCTTTTAAATGGTGGCAACTAATGGTTTAAATATATTTTAAGTGAAAACAATATGAACTTACTTATCACACCTAAATATCAAATATTGGATGAATTAACCAATATCGATTCATTTCTCAATATAACCATGAGCGAAGACGCGACAGAAGCTGTACAACGTGGCAATGACTTGGCTGTATATGTTGCCCGTTCCGGCAAATTGCTTGCAGACTCAAAATACTGGCTCAATGAGGCGATGAAATCTGAGGTCATGCAGACGCTTGTAGAAACAGCTAAGAATGCGAAAGCAACAGCGACGGCTATAAATGCTCTAGTTAACTCTCTATGTAGGGAAGAACGATATTTGGTAGACTGGTGCGAACGCTGCAATCGGACGGCAACGCATCAACTATCATGGTGTGTAACTGTGATAAGTAAAGCAAAAGAAGAAATGAAAATGTCCGGAATGTATAATAACAATAAAAAGCAATCATCATGAAAAACTTAAAAAGAATCACAATCGGGCTAGCCGTTATCGGTCTGTTTACGGCATTATCTTTCTCTCAAAGAGAAGATGCAACGACTAGAGAAATAACTACGGCTGCCGTCATGGGAGTTGTATCAGCATTTAGTATTATCACTTTATCAACTAAAGAAGATTATGGAACAAGTAAAAAATGAAATCAAGAAGGCAGTCGTTAAGAAAGATCGACTGAATGTAGTGTACAATGAGCGCTTTTCGGAAGCAAACTACACGAATGTAATTAACAAGAGCTGCGATCAGATCATTCACAGCGATTTAAGAGAAGCGTTTAGCCGGCTTAAATTACATCTCGTTGTATTGTGTGAACAGCCTGAGGCATCTAATATCAACAAGGATAGCTTTACTTCTCCGGGTTATGCAGAGACTCTAGAAAACTATATCATTGCAGGCTATGCAAATGATAGCGTCGATGGCGTTTCTGGAATTACCATTATGGGAGCTAAACTTCTCCAGTCCGGCAAAGTTGTTGACTTGAAAATCTTCGTTCCTCTCCTTGATGCAGACTATCCTTACTATGAAGAATTGAGCATTGATGCTGCAGCTTGTGATGCGGAAGTTGAAAGTTATCTGTTTGAAGAGAAATGGGGAGTCAGACAAGAGCGGCTTGATTTCGAAACGGATGAACCGGAAGAAGCTGTTGTACTGGAAGAAGAGAAGCCTAAAAAAAGAGGACGTAAAAAACAAATAGAGGCGCCTGCACCTCTTGACGCAACCGCATAATCAATCATCACAGGGGGATAATTCCCCCTGCTAAATACTCTGAATCATGAATATTGAATTAAAAGGAGATAATTTCGAATTATCATTCAAATATAAGACTTCAATAATAGATCGGGTCAGACAGATTCCCGGTAGACATTTTGATGGTACTAAGAAAGTTTGGATTGTCCCGACAAGGAGTAGGGTAGAGCTTGAAAGGATGATTTATCAAATACAGCAGTTTGAGAATATAAATTGGGTGAACGGTACAGAAAAAAAGGAGGAAGATATCGCTTATGATATTCCGGAACTGCCGGATCTAACCGTTCCGCACAATTTAAAGATTCAGCCTTATCCTTATCAGCTTAAAGGTATTGCACGGGGATTGGAACTAAAACGGTTTATGAATTGCGATGAACCGGGACTCGGAAAAGCAAATCCGCTTTATACGCTTATTGCCACCCCTTCAGGGTGGATTAAAATGGGAGAGATTAAAGTTGGAGACAAGATTTTTGCTAAAGATGGAAGTATTCAAACGGTAGAAGCAATTTATCCTCAAGGAATTCGAAAAACATATAGAGTTACCATGAATGATAATTCTCATGTTGATTGTAATCTTGAGCATCTTTGGTGCGTACGCGATCAAAACAGAAGAAGACGTGGAATGGGTTGGACGGTAAAATCATTGCAAGAATTGCTTTATTTGGGACTAACTAATAAAATGAATCCTAAGCGGGATGTTTCTAAAAGAAAGCCTTCCTTTAAATGGGAAATTCCTGTGTGTGATCCCGTTCAATATGCACATAAAAGGTTTATAATCCCATCATATACGATGGGAGCTATAATTGGTGACGCAGGATTGAATCATAAAAAAATACAGTTTAGCCTTCCTAGAGACAAATCTTTTATTATTGGTAAAATTAATAATGAGTTGATATCTGGGTTGAAAATAAGTTCATCTACTTATGATACTATTATACATTATGAAATCGTAAAAGATAGTAGTAAAATTCACCTGTATAGAGAAGAAATAAAAAGAATGAAACTTGAAATATTAAGTAAGGATAAATTTATCCCGAAGGAATATCTTCAAGGGTCTGTTAACCAAAGACTTGATTTGTTGAGAGGGCTAATGGATACAGATGGTAGCTGTATAAAGAATAGAACTATATTCCACACAACATCTGTCTTATTGGTAAAAGATATAATGGAGTTAGTTCAATCATTAGGGGGCATTGCCATACCTCATATGTATAATAGGACTGATGATGCTAAAACTATTGAATTCCAAGTTAACATTAGGACTGAGTTTTGTCCTTTTAGTGAACAATCATATAAAATAAAAGATTGGAATCGGAATAAATCTTTTCAGACTACACGCTATATCAAATCTGTAGAGTATATTGGAGACTTTGAACAGCAGTGTATTAAAGTGTCGTCACTTGATCATTTATACCTGACGGATAGCTATATAGTAACTCATAATACATTGCAGAGTATTGCAACAATAAATCTTGCTGATGCTTTTCCTTGTCTTGTCATTTGTCCATCTTCACTCAAAATAAATTGGTTACGTGAATGGGAGAAATTTACAGATAAAAAAGCGATGATCCTAACCGACAAGGTGCGTGATACGTGGACTTTCTTCTTCCAGACAGGAATGCACCAGGTGTTTATTGTTAACTATGAATCATTAAAGAAATACTTTGTACAACGCATAAAGAAAGCCGAAGGCTGGACATTGAGAGATGTAGAATTTAGAAACTCAATCAATTTATTCAAGTCAGTTATCATTGATGAAAGTCACCGTTGTAAATCTGCATCTACCCAGCAGGCTAAATTCTGTAAAGGGATATGCACCGGCAAAGAATGGGTGATAGAACTTACTGGAACACCGGTAGTAAATCGGCCCAAAGATTTGATTCCACAGCTGGCGATTCTAAACCGTATGGAGGATTTTGGTGGCTATAAACCATTTGTTAACCGATACTGCTCCGGACAAAGAGAGGCTTCTAATTTGAAAGAACTGAATTTCAATCTTTGGCAGTACTGTATGTTCCGTCGTGAGAAATCTTTTGTCCTCACAGACCTACCGGATAAGATACGTCAGGTAAATACATGCGAAATTACTAATCGTAAGGAGTATACGGATGCAGAACGCGATCTTATCATGTACCTACAGAAATACAAGGACGCTGATGATGAGAAGATTGAAAAGGCTCTGCGTGGCGAAGTAATGGTAAAGATCGGGGTTCTCCGTAATATCTCAGCACGTGGAAAAGTACGCGATGTTATTGAATTTGTGAAAGACTTCCGGGAGAATGGAAAGAAAATAATCCTCTTTTGTTCGCTTCATGAAGTTGTAGATCAATTGAAACGTTACTTCCCCACGGCTGTATCTGTAACAGGTAGAGAATCACCGGACATGAAGCAAAGAGCGGTTGACGCCTTTCAAAATAATCCTAAAGTGGATATTATTATTTGCTCAATAAAAGCAGCCGGAGTCGGTTTGACGCTTACCGCATCAAGTAATGTCGCCTTTGTTGAGTTCCCTTGGACGTACGCCGATTGCTGTCAATGTGAGGACCGTGCGCATCGTATCGGACAAAAGGATTCTGTGACTTGCTACTATTTTCTTGGCCGGCGAACTATTGATGAAAAAGTTTATCGGATCATTCAGGAGAAGAAAAATATAGCCAATGCGGTAACTGGATCCACGGAAGATATTGAGGAAAATATTGTAGATATGGTTGCACGTATCTTTGATACAGAATATGATGATGAAGAATAATTCAAATTAAGATAGTTTTGAATTAATGACTAAGGAAAAGTGCATTTTATGTGGAAAGGAAACGGG